CTTGTAAAAAATCTTGAAATGAAAACAAAAAACAATATAGAAGATTATTTAAAGAAAATAAAAGTCAAATTAATTGACACAGAGTAATATCAGGAGGGTAACAATGTTAAAGCTTAATGTAAACCAAGAAAAACAATTGACATTTGAAGTTCAGATTGGTGGTGTTCAATCTGATAAAGTTTCTAGTCATTTACGAATTGTTATTGATGAAATTGAATATGGGTTTCCAGCCCTTGTTGGAAAAGAATCAATAACAGTCAATCTTCCTCCTTTAAGAAGTGTAACAGCTAGATCCTTAAAAGAAGGAGAAGAAGTTCAAGTTAAATTAGACATCATTGCAGATGGTAACTATTTAACTCCTTGGTCTGATTCTTTTGTACTATCAAATCCATTGGTTGTTGAAGCAAGAATAATGGATTCTGATTTTAAGAATCCTCCTGCATTCAAAACTAAACTTGTTCAAGAAGGAAGTCCAGGTGATCGTAAACAAGGAGTTAGAATTGAAAGAGAAATCGTTAAGGAAGGTGATGAACCAGAATTAAAGAATAAGTATATCAGTGAATCAGAAGAAGATGATCTAACAGAAAAGATTGTTAATAAGTTAGCTGAAAAACTTTCAAAAGGATTTAATTCTAAAAAGAAAAAAACAGTTAGAGAAGAAGAAGATAAACAAGATAAAATGGAAGATACTGTTTCAGATGATGATGTAGAAGATGAAGAAACTCCTCCATCTCCTGTTAAGAAAGAATCCAGAAAAGTATCTAAAGTATCTAAATCAGATTTGTTAAACATGACTGAAGAAGATGTTTATTCTTATATGGAAAGAGCAGGAACAAAGAATGAACAAATTCAAAAAATAATTTATGAGCAAGCTGAAATTGCTGTTGGGTCATCTAAACCTTATAAAGTACTTGGACAGGTTATTAAACTATTGAAAAGTAAAAAATAAAAATGTATTTTTATTGAGAGATATTCGAAATGGAAAATATTGTTCATATATTTAGAATGAAAAGAAGTGACCAAGGGACTATGGGAGTTCTTATAACAGCTGGATTTCAATGTTATACTTTAGAATTACCTTGGCGTAACAATCAAAGAAATATATCGTGCATTCCACCAGGGGAGTATCATGTGAGAAAAAAAGTCTCGCCAAAATATGGAAAGGTATATCATGTTCAAGATGTTCCTAACAGGTCTTGTATTTTAATCCATTCAGGAAATTGGGCGGGTGATGTTAATAAAGGTTATAGAACTCATGTTAACGGATGTATATTATTGGGTTTGCATCAAGGAACAATGGATGGCCAGATTGCAGTTTTAAATTCAAGAATTACAGTTAATAGATTTGTTAGACACATGGAGAATCATGATTTTATTTTAAATATATGTGAACAGTTTAAAGGAGGGAATTAATAATGTTAGGACTTGATGTAATATTGGGTGGTATAACAGGTCTTGTTGGAAATATCATTAGTGGAGTTATGAATTATAAAACTCAAAAATTAAAGAATGAACATGAACAAGCAATGGTTGCTCTAGAAACTGCTGCTATGAAAGAAGAAGCAAAAATGAAAATTGAAATTAGTAAAGCAGAGATAGAAGGGGCTGTTGAATTGGCTGAAGCAGAAGCATACACCCTTTCACAGAAACTTGGTAATGTAGAGCTTTTTAGTGATAAATGGATTGATAAATTGTTTAGTGTTAAGGGTAACTTTGCTAAATTTTTTGCAATTCCTTGTGCTGTACTTCTTGCTGTTGGGTTTGGGTTCGTTGATTGGCTAAAAGGATTTATGCGTCCGGGCATAACATTATATTTAACAGGAATGACAACAGTTATTACATGGATGGCTTGGGAAATCATGAAGAAACAAGGATTACAAGCTATGAGTGTAGCTGAAGCAATTGGTATTTTTGATCAAGTAATTTCAATTGTTATATATCTAACTGTAACATGCATAACATGGTGGTTTGGTGATAGACGCATGGCCAAGTTTTTGACTTCAATGAAGAAACCCACTAAAAAATAAACTTATATAAAGGATGAAGAAAGAAAGGAATTTTGATGGATACCTATAAGGATAAAATTATTAAATTATTAGAAGAGCATATGACCGAAAAAAGTTTTAAATTGTGGGAAGGAATAAATAGGTTACTTCCAGATACTTGGAATAAACCAACATCCTCAACTGGAAAACATCATAAAAAATTAGACGGATCAATACCAACACAAGGTGAACATGTATATCAGATGTTATTTTCTGCTGTAAAGATTTTTAGATTTTTAGGGTATAGTTCAAAAACAAAAGATGCAGATAAATTACTTTTTGCAATTGCACTTCATGATTCTTTGAAATATGGAATAATGGGGAATAGAGTTCATACTGATAATAAACATGATAAAGAAGCAGCTGATATGATTGCATCTAATAGAGAAACATTCTTAAAGGTCTTAAATGAAAATAACTTTTATGTAATGGAAGAAGCAGTCAGATTTCATAGTGGAAGATGGAGCACAGATGTTCCAAGGGATAGAGACTTTAACTTTAAAGATTATAATCCAGAAACCATGTTTGTACATATATTGGATATGTTGAGTACTGCTGATTTACTTCAGACAGACATAAGAGATTAATATTTCATGAGAGGAGTTTAAATGGCAATAGCTTTAACATCTTATACACTTGTGCCGGAATTACAACATTGGTTTCATATCTTTGTTTTAAATTCTGATATTAATAGAAATCTAATCCCTCCCCCTACTAATATTACTGATTCTTATATGCCCACTACGTCTTTTATAGAGATGCTTTTCAATGATAGTTATTCAGAAAATTCTTATGAATATACATATGTTACAGAAACAAATATGGGGTGTATTCCAAGAATGGCTTATACAAGACTTCAAATATATCCAGGGTCTTGGCAATATTTAACATTGGACCCAACAGGTGATAATGTTTTTGATTTACAAGAAGATGATATTACATTACTTGATTCTTTGTTAATGTTTCGTAATGGGTATAATGATTCAACCAGCTTTTTATTTATGGATTCTACAAGTACATTTATTGCGTATGATGCAACATCAGAAACTTATGTTTTGGCTACAAACTATAATATTCTATCTACAGAATTATCTAAGATGATATATCTATATTTGAGATTACAAATATTGGGAGATTTTAGTTTGTATGATAATAATTTTAAAATATCAACTGGAGGACTGTTACAGTGTTGTTATGAAGCATATTTGTTAGATGCTTATTTTAACTTTATGACAGTAAGAGAGCCCGATTTGATTTACAACTGTAACTGTCCAGACGGAGATAACTAATGGCGCGTACAATAGCTGATTTTTGGAAGCTTCTTTCTGAGATACAAGGTGAGACTACAGATCTAACTAGTTCTGTTAAAGCTATTGCCCAAAATGAGAAAACTGTATCTGAAAATCTTTTCAAAAATGTAATTGATCAGGCATGTTTCACTAGTCAAGATTATGAAAGAATTAGATCATTTCTTCGAGACTGGTACGCCGCACATAGATCATTAACTTCATATCAGGCAAACATATCTGATATTTACCAGATGCCAAATGATCAGCTTGATGATTTATTTCAAAGTTTTGGATATAATCTATCTACTAGTTTAAAAAATCCAACAACCAATGATGCAACAATAGATAAGGTTAACTTTTTTCTTGATTTAGTAAATCTATATAAGATAAAAGGAACACCACAGGCATTGTTGGATGTTCTTAGATATTATGGTCTTGTTGATGTTGATCTTTTTGAGATGTCATTACAATTCGAAGATCGAGAGGGGAAACCACAAGATGATTTGATGTTCAAGGGGAAAGTTATTGCTGGTACAACTGGAGAAACAACTCCTGTATATTTACCATTTGATTTTTTAACTAATAGGGACCCACACTGGATACAAACTGAAAGTGATATTAGAACTTTATTTAATGAAACTAATATAAATTTTCCATCTCAGTCTCCATACTTTGCAGTTAAGCCATTATTTGATGAAGAAGCTACTGATGCTGCAACAGGAATGTTGCAAAGAAGAGTTCAAGATCAGTATGCTGATTGGGAGGCTGGTGGCTTTCTACCTGAGAATGATACTCCAATATTACCTCAAGATGCAATTATAACAATTACGGGTGATCAATGTTCTATGTTGACACTCTATCTATCTTGCATTTATATATTTAATAAAGATTATAATGTTGGGACTCCATTTCCACTCCCACCTAATTATAGATTTATTTGTTATGATGGTACGAATACAGCGTCAACTGATATATTAGAAGAATTTCGTCAGATGACGTCTAAACCTCTAAGTAGATTAGATCAAAAAATAAGATATGCAGAATATCTTGAAACTTTTTCTAGAGAGATAAATTTAAATTTCTTACAAGATAGGGATGATGCTGAGACAATATTAGAAGTATTAAATCCATATGTTAAAGCAAATTTGGATTCTTTAGCAACTGATACTAATGCAATTTTAGGGTCTTTGTTGAGAGATTTGGGGGAATGGGTTAGAGCAAATATTAGTTACGGGTTTATCAATATGAGTTATATTCTATTTGGAATTGACTCATTGTTTAGTCAGTTGAGGGATGTTATTGAATTCTTTAAACCTTATAGAGCAAGACTTATTCCATTAGAAACTATTATGTTTAGGAATAGGTTGTTTAACAGTATAATTGTTGAAGATCATTTTGAGTTTACTGTTGATGTTACTTTTCATGATTTTCTAGTTGGTGACTCTTTAGCATGTTGTTCTGATTCAACTTGTAATAGATTATATCATCCAAGAGAGTTTTATGATTGTGGGTCTTTCCATGACATCGGTGCGGTTGTTGATAAGGATCATCTTGAAATTGATATAGTTCAATCTGTTCATGATTTTATGAGATGCCCTCATGCAGATACAACAGGATATGTTACATCTGAAATATTGGGTGGATCATATGTAACCCCTCAATCAATAAATATACCATCAGGAACTAGATTATTAAGTGTTCCTTTTGAAATTTCACAGCCTGATAGTAATTATGTTTTGGAATGTAATATTTTCAATGAAGTTGACTTTATACCATCTATAATACCTTATGTTATTAAAGAAAAAGATCCAACTGGATTCATTGTAGAATTTGCGGATACATTCGATACAGATAATTATTTTTTAACATTTGATGTTGCCGATCAAACAAATAGTTTTGGTATTGAAACAATACCTAATGGGGCAAATGAATTAAATATTGTATTCCCAACTCCAAGATTAAATCCATATTATTCTTTAACTCTTGTTATTGAAAATTTAGTTGATGCAACATCTACATTCTTCTTATATACAATCACAGATAAAACAGTGAATGGATTTACTGTTAAATTTTCTGGTAATTTTGTTAGTCCTAATTACACGCTTGCTTGGACAACATATGATTATGGAAGAATCACTCCAACTTCTTATATTCAAAATGGGTGGAATCAAATCCCAGCTGGTGTTTCGTTATTTACAGTACCATTTGATGAGTCTTCAGAACTTTTTGATAATTATAATTTAGCTATATCAATTGTTAATATTGATGATACTTCAGTTTCTAATTATGGTTATGTTGTTACAGCCAAAGAAACTGATGGTTTTACTATTCAATTGTCAAGCCCAACTACTTCTTCTAATTATTATATATCATGGGCTCTTCCAGTTTCATCTAGTTTAGTATTTGAAAATTTCTTATATAGACAAACTGGACAGATGAGAGATTTTGATGAAGAAGGAACATTTGATTGCACATATGGAATGGATGAAGTTTTTATACAAGTTGAAGATGCAATCAATTTTCTATTACTAGAAAGTTCCAGTTATATTCTATTAGAAGATGGTTATAGAATCCGTTTTTAATATACTTCCTATCTTTAATCCATTCCTTATCATGAGATTATATTCTTTGTTTTTAGAACAAAAAAATAGAAAATGAAATTTGTAATACCAATAAAAGGAGAAAATCTGCATGGCACTTAAAGAAGAAATTTTGAAGTTGGCAGAAAGAACGATATTATCAAATCAGGAGATTGCTACAATTCTTGGATGTTCAAGGAGGACCGTAAATAGATATGCAGGATCGCATACAAATAGATGTAGACTTAAAAGTAATATTGACGAGGATCTTTTTAAAATTCGGAAATGTGTTTTATTACCTGATATTCATTATCCTAAGCATGATGTTCAATCACTAAAAGCGTTAGATGAATTTCTTGTTGATTATAATCCCGATGAGTTAGTTTATATGGGGGATCAATTAACATTAGATTCTATATCTTCATGGAACAGAAGAAAACCATTATTAAAAGAAGGGCAGAGATTAATAACAGAATATAAGAATTTTGATCGTGATATTTTAAGACGACATGAATCTATTACAAGATCTGATTGCAAAAGAACATTCATGATTGGTAATCATGAACAAAGAGTAAATTGGTATACAGAAGAATTTCCAGAATTACAAGGGCTTATAGATATTGATTATAATCTTCAATTAACAGCTCGTGGATATAACATAATAGATTATAATACAATTTATAAAATTGGAAAACTAAATGTAATTCATGGTTTCTATTGGAATAAATATCATTCCTGTAAAACTCTAGATGTCTTTGAAGGAAACGTTGTTTATGCACATGTTCATAATCCACAAATGTTTTGTAAACTCTCACCTATAGATAGAAAGGGATATCATATGGCAACATGTCTTCCTTGTTTATCAACAACAAGACCTGAATACCAAGAGAACGCGCCAAATGCGTGGGTTAATGGTTTTGGTATTGTTGAACATATGCCATCAACAAAACTCTTCAATCTATATACTATTATTATTAATAACGGCTCATTTATGTATAATGGTGAATGTTACGGTTTATAAATATTTAAGCAAAAAAATAACAGGGGAGTAATGAATTAACTCGCTCCCCTGTTATTTTTTTGTCTGGTTTTAAATTTCTATTTGAATTTGTTTTCCTGTAGACCGATCCAACAACAGAAGTTTATCGCTTCCGATAAACATAATTTTGTTGTTGGAAAGAATCTTGTGCTGCATGTCAAGGTAAAGATTTTCAATGGGCATATTTGGTATAATCCCTTCTACCTGTTTTGCTTTAAACCCGCAGCATACCCACTCGGTATTATCAATTGCTTTGAATGATTTCAACATATTATCATCCATAATATTCATAACACCGATTCTTTGATGGCAGATTTCACATTCGCCCTTTTGTTGACCAACAGATTGAAACCCGTGTTTTTCACCGCACTGATTACAGAACAGCATAGTTTGCTCCTTTGAGTTGAAGGTAATGGTGAAAGGTAATGTATCCTTTTTGAAATTTCCATTCCAACAGGTCTTTTCCACAGTAATTGCATTTATACCCCATGCCAGGAATTGTGGATTTTATACTTACTGCGGGATTAATTGTTTCGTAACAATTCCAGCAATGAGTGGTGTAACTCGGTGATTCGGGTTGGCATTTGGGGCATTTCATAATGGTTTCGCCTTCATCATTTTCATGTGAAAATACAACTGCTTCTCCACATTTACCACAGTATGCGTGTGCGTAGTACATGATTACCTCCTTTTAATTTTGTTTATAATTGTTTTGTAGATTTGAGGAATATCTCCTTTGAATTTTCTTTCACAATACATGACAGCCCGATCATATTCCCCGAGTCCTATGGGCCAAGTTTCTTTTTTCACCGCTATTAAAATTTCTTGTTCTTCTCTTGTTGTTTCCATTTTTCGAATTCCTCCCAGAAATCCTTTCCTTCGGACTCCAATCTTTCCTTTGCTTTTTTAATAATTCTTGAATACCCGAAATTGGTTTCGATGTCATCCCGCATGAAATCGATCATGTTCTCAGTTATTTTCATACTCCATTCCTTCTTGATCGTTGAAGAGAACTGAGGAAATTCTGGGCACCGTTGGGGGTACATCCGAAATGATAAATGAGGTCCCTTGCTTCGGTTAAACTGCACCCAGTACTATTCCTGAAATTCCGAATTGAATCGATTTTTCTCCCTTCAGTCATACTTTCAAAAATGGTTTGTGCGTTTTCAGGGGTTAGTGTATAATCTTCAATTTGATACTTCTCCACTTCATTTTCTGTAATGTTGCACATTGAATTTTTTACAGAAAGCATCACCACGTGAAGATTGTTCATGTTTACTTGTTCTCTTTGAATTGTTTGGACTAAAAGAGAAATAAAGTCTGAAACAATGTTTTCCTTAACGATGTCTGGGACCTTGTTAATTGTAGTGAATGTGTAGTCCATTGTGTAATTCCTTTCTTTTAATTAATTTGTTTTTTAAAAAAAGGAGGAGTGCCATAATCCTGCTCCCCCATTCTCTCTTATTGACGGACCATGTTGTTCTCGAATTTGGAAACCATCAATATGGCCTCAAGGAATTTTGCGGGAAGACCAGAATGTTCATGTAGTAATTCAGCTGCATGATCATACTTTTCTTCCATTACTGCATTCCAAATTCCTTTTACCATATAACCGGAAAGTGTGAATAACACACCACCAATTTTTAATTGATAGATATTATTCTCCTGAACTTCTTTTACTGTTTTGATGATAATCATTTTTCTCTCCTAAATAAAAGGGTTAATAATTTTTATCTTTTCGTGTATTAATATATATAGCTTTCATATCTAAAAGTGATTTCTTTTTAGAACAAACAATAAAACAGTATTACAAAACATCATCGCTGGAAAGGGATATTATACTATGACCAAAAAAATAGAAACAATAGAAATAAATGCATTTGAAAATTATGGGGAGTGTTTGGGGGATTCTTTAAATAAAAAAAAGACTGGGCGTATTGATCCGAAAGGATATGTAGAAATATACGAACAGTTTGATGATGGTACTAAAAAGTTAATTGGAAAAAAGAATCTGGTTCTTTATATAGGAAGAGAGTGGTTAGCTGAAAGAATTATGAATAGAAATAATAGTTATATTGATATATCAAAAGATGAATTTATCTGTTGGTTTGGTTTGGGGGATGGAGGTGTTATTCCAGGCGATCCATTTAACCCAACTCCACCAGTTATAACTGATAACGAATTGGCAAGTAGAATCATGATAACAACAACAGATTCTTCTGCCGCTGATTATCATACAGCATTACCTCCTATGTACCCAGAGGAAGGATATTATAAAATTCCTCTTGATAGTGTTGATTTTGAACCAGATCCAGAGAATGATGATACATTCCTTATAATTAAAGTTACAGTAACAGTTGGATCTGAGTATGCAAATGGAAAACAATTAAGTGAAGCTGGGTTGTTTACAGCTGAATCAGATTTAGGTGGGTATTCAGGATTTTTTCATATATTCTCAAGAGTTACATTCCCATCAATTGTTAAAACATCAGATAGAAGATTAATATTCAATTGGTTTTTATATGTCTAAGAAAGATTATTTATTTAATATAAGCCTGGGGTTAAAAAAGCGTATCTAAAGAAAATAGAGAAATTATAAAAAATGAAAAGTTACAAGGAGATTGGTATATTTATAGAGAAAGTTTTATTTATTTGATATTATTTTATTGCATAGAAAATTTTATAGGAGGATACGTTAATGGCTAATGTTTCACCAGGAGTTTACACTAAAATTATTGACCTTTCTCAATTTGTGCAAGCAGTCCCATCAACAATTGGGTTTATTGCTGCATTGACAGAGAAGGGGGAAGACAACGTTTTAAGGTTTATCGGTTCACGTGCTGATTTTATTTCAGAATTTGGTGAGCCAAATATTTCTGTTTATGGAAAGAATTACGGGCAAGGCCCATATTGTGCATACAATTATTTGGGAGAATCTGGAGCTCTTTATTTTATGAGAGTGCTTTCAGATAATGCAACTTTCTCAAATGTTAGAATTGATGCAACATTTGGGGCAACAGATACCACAGCTGGTATGCAAATTACATATGTTGAAGGAATGAATGCAGTAACAGAATTTGGTACAAATTTACAACAATCAGGAACAACATATCCTGTTTGTTTTCTACGCCCAATTGGTCGTGGTCAATGGTATAACAAATTAGGAGTTAGATTAACAGAAGTTGCAAACCCAACACTTTGGGATCAGTATATTCTTGATGTGTATGAAAGACAAACTGATGGACAAGATGTTATTATAGAATCTTTCCAAATTTCTTTTAATCCTCTTGCTAGAGATGGTGGCGGAGAATCATTGTGGATTGTAGATGTCTTGAATTTGTACTCAACAATTATGAGAGCTGAGATGTATATTAACAAAACTTTAGAAACCTATTCTGCTGGGTATGATATTAATATCAGAGAATATGATAAAGATATTGGAACAACAAGTGCAGTTACAACCGCAGGAGCAGCAGAAATTACAGATACAAAACAAGATTTCAGTGATTGGGAATCAGGGTCAGGACCAGCAGATTTTTGTGTTATTGCAAAAGATGCAAAAGGAAATGAACTTTGGGGATGGTTAGGAGCTGCATCCGGAAGTGACAATGAAACAATTGCAGTTTATTCAGATAGAATGTTAACAGGCCAATCATGGAATGGGGATACAGCTTCTTTTGATCCTCTATCAGAAATTGAATATAGAATTAAAAAATCTTATGGTTCTGTTGCACAAGCCTTTACATCATCTATTCCATCTCCTATTAAAAAAGGAACAGATGGAGATTTACTTCAAGCTGATGGAAGTCTAGATACTGGTGAAGCAATTATGCTTTTGAATCAAGCGTATAGTGGAATTATTGATGATACAGTTCTTGATAATGAAAATACATATTTTTCAATGGTATTTGATTGTGGGTATCCATCTGATGTCAAAACAGCTATTAGTACACTATGCCAAACAAGACGTGATTGTGTTGGTATTTTGGATAATGGTGATAACCCAACTGTTACTCTATCATTGTCTAATAGAAATAATGTTAATACATTTAATAATTATTTTGTTGCTCTTTATGAATCATATACTAAAGTCTTTGATTCCTTTACTGGGCAAGATGTTTGGTTCTCTCCAATATATCATATGTCTTATATTTTACCAAGAAATGATGCTGTTGCAGAACTTTGGTTTGCGGCTGCTGGTTTTAATAGAGCTGCCATTGATACAATCAAAGAATTGAGATTTAATCCACGCCTTGGTGAAAGAGATCAGATGTATTTGAAACAACTAAACCCAATTGTTAAATTCAATCCAGGGTATGTTGTTTGGGGACAACTAACTTCACAAGCAAAGGCAAGTGCTCTTCAAGATTTAAATATTGTTAGATTGATTCTTTATATTAAGAGAGCATTCGAAGACTTTTGTAGATTCTTTATCTTTGAACAAAATGATGAAATTACTTGGTCATTAGTTGCAACACAATTAGTTGAGTTTCTTGAAGTCATTAGAAAGAAACGTGGTCTTTATAATTATAGTGTTGATGTTGGCGCAACTGATTACGAAAGAAAGACCAAGAAATTCCATGTTAATGTTACACTAGAACCAACTAGAGTTGTTGAACAAATCGAGTTAAATTTCTTTATTATATAATTAACTTTTTAGAACAAAAAAGGACCTGGGGTATGAAAACACTCCAGGTCCTTTTTCCATCTTTGTTAGATTACTTCCCCAATGGTACAACAGAAAGAGAATGTTTTAAAGAACCATCAATATATTTTGTTGTGTAAACTAAATATACCAATGTGTTTTTCTCTTCATCGTAAAATCTTGCAATCTTCATCTCTTTACTGAATATAGATTTAGATAATATATACACATCTAAATTTGTTCTTTTTTCTACGAGTTGCTTACCATTTTCATCGCGGGGGATTTCTCCTGTCAATCTTGTTGCTATTGATGTGTTGCTTGGGTCTGCTAATGCAAACCATTGCCCTGTATCGATTGTTGTAAAGAATAATGATATAAATGGATTTTCAGGATCATCAAGTCTTATGATTTTTATTTTATCATTCCCCTGTAACATTCTTACTATACAATCAACTTCCCCAACTACTGTTTGACAATATGCCCCAATTGGAAATAATAGAATTATTAGTATACAAAGAATAATATGTTGTATTTTTAATTTCATTTTATTCTCCTTTCACCTATTTTCCCAACATGCTTCAATATGAATGACTTTATCAAGCTTTATTCCAAGTTTTTCTTCAATGGTAGTTTTTGATCTTTCTTTGAACTGATTTAGAGTTTCGTCTCCGTTCATTTTTGTATATGGAATTCCAACCATAACATTATCACAATCATAATCAGGACCAGTTGAAACTTCCACATCTGTACCAGAAAGTAGAGTTTCTATATAATCATCTATTTCTTCTAAAATGTCTTCTATTTCAATATCTCTTCCTTCTTCTTGTGCAATCTCTTTTACCTTCTGTAGAAATGTATGGGAAATATGTTTTTCACTTATATATGCACCCATTACAACAAACGATACAGAACTTGAATTTGTTACAAAATCTACTTTAATTTTCATTTGTAAAATTCCTTTCTTAAAGATTTAGTGGGCATGAAGTTCTATTTTTAGTTAAACAATCCCTAAATTTTATAAATGGTTTTCCCCCCTCCCATATTTTATGCAAATCGCCTTTCTCTTTTATTGGAAC